TCATAACCACCACCTATAGTTGGAAAGAAAGAAGCGGATTTGATATACCCAACATTAGCCATATCTACCCCCCCGGAGATATTTCTGTCAAATCCACCCCCACTTTCTATTGGGTCGGGATGGTTTAAAGTTAAATCCGCTCCTTCCATCTGTCTAGCAACATTTTTTGCACCTTCGGGTGTTAATGACCAATCGTTTTTATTCATACCTTCATGGAAGGCTACACCACGTATTTCTATAATAGTATTTCCTGTGGATGCTTCTACTATTGCTTCCATGTCACCTAATTGTAAATCTAAAGTAACGGCTATCTTTTTACACTCACCTGCTATAAGTTCTTCTCCTACTGGACAAGTGCAATCTTCTGATGCTTTTTTCTTTTTATGGTAAGAAGCATCTTCTTTGAATTCATGTCCTTTGTGTGCTAACATACAAGCCTCTTCTGAATTACCTGCTCCTGTACATCGAGACATAAAAGCATCGTGACTTTCTGTATTATTAGGACTAGGAACTGCCGCTACCATATCAGCCGAATCTATATTACTTGCGTCACCAAGACAAACACCCGCAGTTTCACATTTTTGTGGTTCTCCACAAGAGTCACACCCTGTTGCTTCGGAAATAACTTTATCCATAACGGCTAAATATTAGCGGTGCTTTATTAAACTATGTTTTAATTAAGATTGTAACCATTCTACAAATTGCCATAATATTGCTAATAAAGACGCTAAACTTATTAATAACATTTTCAAGTTACCTAATAAACTATCTATATCTTCTACACACCCATCTAATTCTTGGATGATATTTTCGTCTTCTTCCTCATTGTCCACGATACTATATAGGTAGAGTGACTTAGAAATATTACTTCTTCTTGCCGCTTGGTTTATCGTTTTCATCAAAATCTTGGTAATCAAGAATATCATCGGGTGTTCTTTTATGTGTAGTATTAAACTCATCCATAGCCAAATCGTGCTTTTGTCTTAATGACTCCATAGTAAGGTCATGCTTAATTTTGTGTTCTTCAAGCATTCTAATGTGAGACTTCTCTGCTTCGGTAGCATTTACATCTGCTTGTAATTCTTCCGGCAAAATGTTAATCTTAGCAGTTTCTTTACCCTTAAACAAATCTAATACATTTGTTATAATAAGAAGTGCCGGCCCACCAAGTAGACCTATTACTGTTAATTGTGAATCTGATATATCTCTTTGCTCGACTATACTAAAGTAAGAAGCAGTAGCCGCTATTACGACCCACGCCATTACTACACCAAGTCCAAAGACTAACATGAGTTTGTCATTCGGCCCGCTACTTTTAGACATGATTAATAAATGTATGAGATGATTTATCAATCTTGTGCAACATCGGTTGCACCATCTTGACTATTTTCTCTAGGAAGGTCAGTAGGTTTTATAGGATTTAAATCCTTTCTTTTGTCGCCATCTTTCTTTGCAGGAGGTAAATTTAGTATATCTAGGCTTTGGTTTAGTGTTAAAAGACCAGCATCGTATCCCATAGTTACTCTCTGCATTACATTTAGTGGACTAGCACTATCCATTGAATCAAACTCAATTTTAGGTAAATCAGATTTTTTATGATTTATACCTAATAAATTAAGGTGTATTGAGAATAAATCAGCACAACTTTGCTCTAAGATTTTGTGCATACGACTTATGGCTTGTACGGCCCACATATTAGCATTGAATGTTGCGGCAAACGTAGAACCTTTTTCTTGACCGGATGCTACTCTTGGAACTTGTAGAACTGCGGCTATGTCAGCGTTTATACTATCTAAAAAGTCACTACTGTTAGGAAGTGCGTTCTCTAAATCAACGTGATGTATTTGTACATAGTGAGGAAGTACAGGTACTTGGTCGCCACGTAGTCCTTCAAAAAGACTAATAACTTCTGACATAATATTATTAAGTCTGTCATGTTGTTCAGCAGGGTCTAGTATATGCTCTATAGCAGACTTATCTATAGTAATGTATTGTTTAGTCATACTGTCTTCAAGAGAAATACGGTTGTTCATACTGTTATATTTCATTCGTATTGCTTGTTTAAGAGCGGAGAATCGAGATGCACCCCATACACCAAATGTATGTCTGCCTTTGTTATCTACAAACCAATTACTTCTGTAATCTACTCTTATATGTAGTATTTCATCGGCAGGTATAGATTTTTCATATGGGCTTGCTTCTCTTAACATATATGTTTTTGGTTCTATTACAGGGTTTTCTCTATTGGCTACAAAGTAAGAACCAAGACCACCTCTTTCATCTACTATGTTAATTTGCACTATAGGTAGGTTTTGTAATTTAGTTATACCTAAACCTTGCGCGCCTACTATTTTATTTATATCGTTACCATAAACCATAAGATTTCTCATAGAATTTATCATAACATCATCAAAGTCAAGGTTTTCCTCTACTAAGTCTTTTATAGCATTTCTGATAGCACCATTCTTGGCTTTATCATAATTAATTTCAAAATTGTTGGCCGTGAGCGATACTGCACGTACCGCACCATTTAATTCGGGGTCAAGTTTTAACATTAGGTCATACATATCAAATTCGTTATCATAATTACTATCTTTGTTTAATCTTTCCGTATCACGAACTATGTCGGGTATGCCGGCTACTGCTTTAAAAGTCTTATTTGTTGGTATTACAGTTGTTTTTAAGGACATTTCCTTTTTTCTACCTAAGACTTTATCCACTAAACTCCTTTCAGCCATGATAATACCATGAATAGGTGTTCCATAAACATTACGGTTTAATCTTTTTGTTGTTTTTTTAATTTTTAAAAAGAATTAAACGCATTACTGCGCCTTTTTTTCTTATTTCTTTTATTTCTTCTATAATGTTTTGAAGAAGTTAAGAGAGAATCCTACCAAATACTATTGAAATAAATAAAGAATTCAAAAAAACGTGATACTGAAAAGCATTAATTCTTTTTGTTGCACAAAAATCAACAAAATTAATTCATGGAAGAGTAATGATTATAAGGGATTGACCATTCACTTTGTGCATGGGAAAGTCTAAAACCCCGCCTCTAGGGTGGGATTTGGTTGAACAATATGCTAAAACAACAAAGTTTACATCAGATATGGAATTTGCTAGATTCCTACATAATTTATCACCGGATAAAAGCATTCAAGCGTGGAGAGGAGTAGTGCAACGATGGAAAGGTGCAAACCCCGATGTAAATTACAAAAAACCAACAATTACTATAAAATCACAAAATAATCCTATGATGAGAATGAAAAGTTATTTCGATGAGAAAGCAGATATATATGTTATACACGTAAATAACGAATTAACCGCAGTTCAAGGAGAAACACATAGGGCTATGAAAAAAGCATACTCTAACGAAGGTAACTCACTTACTATTGACCAAATGGCTCAAGAGTTTGGATTAGCACCTAGTTGGGTAGCAGAATATGTAAAAGTAAACTCTTGGACTCACGGTATGGATATATTTACTGATGAACAGATACAAGACCATTCAGAAGAAGAATTAATTACAGATTTACTAAGAAGTAAGAGACACGCAGTTTCTAAGAAGGCAAGTAGAAAATATTGGGAAAGTGTTCGTAAAAATGCAGAAAAAATGATTACTATAGAAGATGTATGGGCAAATGAATTTAAAGATATTATAGCAAAAGAAAACTTAGCCCCTAAAAAAATCAAGCCTATTAAAATGAAAAAGACTAAACCGTATGCGGTTGTTTTATCCCCTACTGATTTACATTATGGTAAAGGTGGATGGGTAGACGAAGTAGGAGAAGCGTATACTTTAGAAGAAGCACGTTTTAGACTTCTTGACCGTACTAATAATCTTATTCAAAGATTATCCGGTAAACCCGATAAAATTATTATAGCAACAGGTAGTGATTGGTTTCACGTAGATAATGAAGCAGGTACTACTACCGCAGGTACACCACAAGATATGGCGGCAAGTCCGGCACAAATTCTTGTAGATGGTTGTAAATTGGCTAGAGAGCATATAGACTTGTTAAGACAAGTTACTAACATAGAAGTAGTATTTATGCGTGGTAATCACGATAGACATACCGCTTTGGCTTTAATGTTATATCTTGATGCGGTATATGAGAATTGTAAAGACGTTACAATTACTGTAAGCCCTAAACTACGACAATATGTGAAATGGGGTAATAATCTTCTTGGTTTTACACACGGTGACGGTGTTAGAGGTAATGACCTTCCTGCTATTATGGCTACGGAAGAAAGAACTGCGTGGGGAGAACATGAACACCATGTATGGTTTCACGGACATTTACATCACCAAAGATTACTAGAAACTAGCGGTGTTACAATAATACAATTACCTAGTTTAGCAGGACACGACAGGTATCATTACCGTAAAGGTTTTGTTCTAGCAAGAGCAGGAATATCTGCCCATATTATAGATAAAGAACTTGGTCTAATAGGTAATCTGTTTGCTCCGGTGGTATAAATGTGGACTCAAGCAAAATGCGACTCTTGTGGTTGGATAGCCAAGAATATTATGACAAATATAGCACAAAGTGGTAAATGTCCTTATTGTGGAGAAAGTAAATTGAGGCCGTTATAATGTCTAAGTTTAATACAGATTTTGCTATGGCTAGGTCACGTAACGATGTCGAATACTTTTATAAGTGGCTCGGTTACACTTGGGGAACGCATATTGGCGAATGGATGGAAATGTATGGGAAGAGGGGAGATGTTCAAGTACATAGAGTATGTGTTATCGCACCCCGTGACCATTCTAAATCCACTACGTTACGAGTTAAATTACTACATCAATGTCTTTTTGAAAAGTGGAGGAATAAACCTTTTACTTGTTGGATGTTTTCTGCTAGCAAAGACTTAGCAGTAAGAAGATTAGAAGAAATCAGAGAAGACATGAAGAGACACCCTCAATTGAGCAGATATTTAGATACTAGGAGGGGCAATAAACTTGAGTTACGTTTTACAAATGGTGCTTGGATACGTGCAACCTCGGTGGGTAGTGCTATTCGTGGAGAACACCCCGCTTGTATTGCTTTTGATGACGTATTAGATGATAGTGGAGAGAATAACTCTTTTGCCGGTACTGCGGAATGGTTTAGAAAGAAAGTGACACCTATGTTGTCGCCGGGAACTTCTATTTATGTTGTAGGTACTCCTATGAGTATGGTAGACTTATATCACACAGAAATGTTAGAAAACACGGCATGGAAAAGTGGTGTGTGGAGTGCGGTACTTAATTGGGATGAATTTAAGATAGACCCGGAAAATGTAGTACCTATAGAATTATGGCCGGAATACAGACCTATAGATTTCTTGTTAGAACAGAAACAGGCTATGGGAGAATTGTCTTTTATTCAAGAATATATGTGTAAAGTTATTGACGATGAGGCTTCGGTATTCCCTAGAGCGTTAAGTAGGAAGAATTTACAGTTAGATAGAGTTATGGAAACAGACAAAGATAATAAACATAAATACTCTATTGGTTTTGACCCTGCTCATGGTTTAGGACAAGATTATAGTGTTATGGTTTGTTTAAAACAAGATGATGATGGATTTATTCATTTAGTTAATATATGGAGAAGGAATGACTTCCCACCGGACAAACAAGCGGATATGATGATTGAATGGAGTAAAAGATATGGTACACCAGCATTTGCTATTGAGAGTGTGGGTTTCCAAAATTTATATGAAAGTCTTATAAATACAAAAGGTGCTATTTTAGATTACCGTGAAAGTAAAGTAAGTAACAAGACATTAAAGCAAGGATTGATGAATAGACTACGTGTGTGGTTTGAAAGAGAGTTAGTTTACTTACCATATGGTAATGATGAGACTAGAAAGCAAATAAACATATTATTAGAAGAATTAGAAAGTCATGCTTGGAGAAACGGAGAAATACAAGATTTAGGAAGGCATAACGATTGTGTAATGGCTCTTGCTCATGCTATAGACCAATTTTCATATAAGATGCCGGATTTCCCTTCTATATTTAAAACTATGAATAAAGGAGAATGGAATGGTGGAAATTATACACTTAATCGTGGTAAACAACAAGGTTACGGCGGAAAAGTAATGAGGAGGCGAAGATGATGACACCACATGGTAGAAACCAAGACCCTAATAGAGATAGGAAGAATCCTCGCACTGGATTTTATTTTAACCATCTTCCACCGGGTGTTAAGAAACCCGGCCCTAAGAAAAAGATTATAGTTTACCGTGAGAGTATTGATACTATTATTCAGAGTACTTTTCTTAACGAATGGCGTACAGGTAGTGAGATTGCCGAACAAGCAACCAAGATGGTAAGTAAGTGGTGGACTCCTATTAGTGTATATGTAGTTACAAATTATATGCGTCGTTATGTAGCAGACGGTATAGTAGCCAAGAGAAAGCCAAATACAGTTAAACCATATGAGTATAAGCGTTTATAAAGTATTTTTCAAAAAAAATA